TTGAATGGGTTGGGGCTGATGAGTATTTGGCTGCTTTACAGTTGGCTAATGATAATGTTTTGACGGTGTTAACTCAGGCTTTGTATGCTGAGGCTAATGACATTATGGCTCAATCGCAAGAAATTGTTCCTGTTGATACTGGAATTTTGAAAGATTCTGGAACTGTTCTTGACCCTGAGATTAATGGTAATCGTGTTGAGGTTGTTATGGGTTATGGTGGAGCGGCTTCTGCGTATGCTTTGCGTCAACACGAAGATTTGAGTTACCGTCACGCTGAGGGTAAGCAAGCAAAATATTTGGAGCAACCTGCTCGCGAGGCTATGGATGATTTTGAGCAGTCTTTGACTGACCGTATTGAAGGGATTATTGAGCGTGGCGACTTGGGTTGAAGCGTTGGCACAGCATCTTGAACAAAATAGTTTAGGAACGCGTGGAACAAGTATTTTTATTGGTTTGATGCCTGACAATTATGTTGTTACAACTATGTTGACTCCTTATTCTGGTCGGATTGTTGAAACGATGGCTTCTGGCACGGCTATAAATGTTCCTCAGTTGCAGGTTCGTGTTCGCGGTGATTCAGAGGATTTCACTTCTCCTCAAACTAGGGCTGAGGCTGTTAAAAGTTTGTTTGCGGTTATTTCTAATACGACTATTAATGGTGTTGCGTTTTTGCGTGTGAAGCCTTCTTCTACGGTGGCTTCTATGGGTCGCGATGAGAATAAGCGTTGGGAGTTCAGCGTGAACTTTGAAGTGAGCCTTGGCTAGTTTCGGCGTGTTTTTGGCGGGCTTTGCCTGTATCTAATTCAAAATAAGTTAGGAGTTTATTATGGCTAAAAATGTTTTGTATCGTGTGTTGGTGGGTTTGAACTACCCTCCAGATAATACGCGAGCAGAAATTGGCGATATTGTGAGTGATTTGCCTTCTAAGGCGATTGCTGACTTATTGGCGATTAATGCGATTGAAGTATTTGACGGTAGCGTTGAAGCCTCTGTTGAGCCTTCTGTGCCTTCTGAAGAGGTATCTGAGCCTGAGTCTGTTGTAGAGGATGTTGTTGAATAATGGCTACTTATAGACACGGTAAAGATGCCCGATTTGCTGTCGCATCTTATGAGGTTTCTTCTTGGTATAAAGATATTTCTGTTCCGCGAGCAATTATGGTTTCGGATGTTACGCCTTTCAACACTTCTGACAAGATTCATATTGTTGGTCAGGCTGATGCAACTGTTACTGCTCAGGGTATGTGGGCTAGTCAGACTGCAAGCATTGTTGTTGCGTTGCAAGCATCTCCAACTTTTTCTTCTCCTAACACAACTTTGAACACTGCGTCTGCTCACGGTTATAGTGTTGGGCAAAGCGTTGTTTTGGCTGGTTTTTCTACTACTGCTTACAACGGCACTTATGTTTTACAGGCTGGAACTACTGGTTCTGTAATTGTTATCAACACTGGTTCTAACCTTGGTTCTACTGGTTCTGCTGGAACTGTTCAGGCTGTTCAAGAAATTGAAGAAATTATGCAGTCTGTTATTTCTGCTGAAGGTGCGTCTATTACTGTTGCACCTGATAAGGGTTTTGTTATTGGTAACAGATGTTATCTTGGGTTTGGTAAGGTTACTGCTCACGATGTTCACACGCCTGTTGCTGATGTTGTTGCTTTGAATTCTAGTTTTCAAATGAGTTCTGGTGTTCACGGTGGAACTATTTTGGCGGATGGTTCTTCTCAATCTGCAACTGTAAACTTGACTAGCGTTGATAATCTTGTTTCAACTTCTATTGGCTGGACTGCTAATTTGCATTGTGTAGCCAATACTCGTAGCACTGCTACAACAATTAAAATTCAACATTCAACTGATAACAGCACTTGGGTTGATTTGGTTACTTTTTTCTCTTCGGGGTCTTCAGTAGTTCCAGCCAATACCATTACATCTGAATATCAGGAAGCAATAACTGGAACTGTTAACCGTTATGTGCGAGGTCAGATTACTTTGACTGCTGGCACTGGTTCAATTTCACCAATCATCTCATTATCTAGGAGTTAAAAAATGGCAACATATGTTCACGGTAAAAATGCTTACCTAAAAATTACAGTCAACGCAATTGACACCGTTTTGACATCAGTCACTAACGACATCACTTTTAATACTGCTATTGAGGCTAAGGAAACCTCATATTTTGGTATTTCTGACAAGACTTACATTGTTGGTCAGCGTGATGCGACTATAAACCTTACTGGTCTTTTTGACCAAACTACAGCGGCTACTCTTGAAACCGCTATTGACAACCTTGTGTCAAATGCCGCTAACTCGGCTATTACTTTGGAAGTCGGTCCACAGGGAAATGGTGCAGGTAAGAAAAAATACACTATGGGAGTTATTCCAACTTCTTACGACATTGGTGTGCCTGTTGGCGATGTTGTAAAACTTAGTATAAACTTTCAAAGAACTGGTGGCACTACAACATCCACCTACTAACAGAAAGTTAAGGTATGTCCTCTCTTAAAGATAAGATTTTTGCTTCAAACGATGTTCCATCGGAATTGGTTGATATCCCTGAGTGGGATGTAAAGATTCTTGTCAAAGGTTTCACTTTGGCTGGTAAGGATGAGTTCCTTGCCACGGTGTTTAATCCTGAAACTGGTGAAAACAATCTTCGTGCGTTCAATGTGGGCGTAGTGGTTGGAACTGCTTGCGACCCTGAAACTGGCGAAGCACTTTTTACCGTGGATGATATTCCTGAACTTAAAAAGCGTTCCGCTACTGTTGTCCAGCGTCTTGTTGATGTTGGTGCAAGGTTGTCTGGTTTGACTAGCGACCCTGTAGAGTCTGCGGGAAAAGACTTCTCCTCAACAACGAAAGAAGAGCCAAGTTTATAGTTGCTGAGAGATTGGGGCGAACAGTTTGGGAACTGGAACACGGTTCTCCTGCGTTCGCTCCTCTTTCGGCATCTGAATGGTTTGAATGGTTAGCCATTTTGACGGTTGTTGAGGCAGAGGAAATGAGGCAAGCAAAACTAGGACATTAGCGTATGGCAGAATTTGATGTAGAAGCAAGGCTTCTCGCTGACGCTACTGGTTTTCTTGCGGGGTTACAGCAATCTGTTAAGGGGTTGCAAGATTTACAAAATAAAAGCAAACAGGCTTCTAAAAAAATTGAAACTAGCCTTCACGAAGCGGGCGTTCACGGTGGGCAACTTTTAAAAGAGGCTTTACATAGTATTGCTGGACCTGCTTTGGCGGCTTTTTCTATTGGGGGTTTAATTCATCTTGCTAAAGAAATGAGGGATGTTGCTGAAGAATCACGAAGTGTTGAGCAACGATTTAAATTTTTGGCGACTGGCACTTTACATTCATCTAATGCGGCTTTTTTAGCAACTCAGCGTCTTGAAGAATACGCGAAAAAAACTTCTGAATTAACTGGTATTGATAAAGATGCCATTATGACTTCTGCCAATAAGATTATGGCTTTCAATAGTGTGGCTAAATCTGCTAATCAAGTTGGTGGAACTTTTGACCGTGTGCTTCAGGCTTCGCTTGATTTGCAAGGTGCTGGTTTTGGTCAAGCGGCGGGTATGGCTCGTATGTTGGGTCGTGCAATGGAAGACCCTACTAGGGCCGCTGGTGTTTTACGCCGTATGAATATTATTTTGACGGATTCTGAAAAAGAAAAAATTAAAACTTTGGTTGCGTCTGGTCACGCCGATGAAGCCAGAGCGTTGATTTTGGATAAGGTTGAAAAGAAAGTTCACGGTGCAGCCGCGACTACTGCAACTACTACAGCCAAAATGAAGGCTTCTTGGAAAAATCTTCAAGAAGATTTTGGTAAAATTATGCTTCCGTCTTATGACCGTTTCGGTAAGATGGTGCAAACTCAGTTAGTTCCTGCTTTGGAAAAACTTATTCAAATTCTTCCACCTATTATTGATTTCTTTAGTCAAAATGCTGGCGTTATTTTAGTTTTAACTTCTGCTGTTGTTGGTGCTATTGGTGCATATAAGGCTTATCAAAAAGTTACTGAATGGGTTGACACTATTAAGGCAACTTGGATTGCTTTAACTGAGGCTCAGACTGTTGCTACTGAGGAAGCCACGGTTGCTCAAGAGGGTTTGAATACTGCTATGGCGTTGAATCCTTATGGAATTGTTTTGGCGGGTATTTCTGCTCTTGTTGTTGCTTTGGGTTTGGTTGCGGTTGGTGCTACTAATGCTCAAAATTCAATGGATAACATTAAAGCCCCTACGCAAGTTTATGACGCTGTTACTGGAAAAGTTTTAACTCAAAATCAGAGAGTTGTTGCTTCTGGGTCTGCTTTGCGTGGTTTTATCCGACCTAGAGCAACTGCCACGGATAAACAAACTGCTTATGACAATATTCAAGCAGCCGCGTTAAGTCCTGCGGTTCAGGATAAAGGGGCCCAATATTGGGTTCAAAAAAGTTTAGATTATCAAATGGGTGTTCGTAAGAGTATGACCAAAAAAGTTTTGGCAACTATTGCTGCCGACCCTAGTTTGAGTTTTAATGATGCTTTTAAAAAGGCTTGGGGTAGGGATGCTAAGGGCAATGAATTAAATCAAATTAAAAATACTATGAGTCAAACTTTGACTAATATTTTGGATAGCCAAAAAACTATTAGTCATCAAAAGTTGGCTGAGTTACTTCAAGACCCTCAGTTTGATACTATTTTAGAAAATTCTACTAAGGCTCAACGCAAAAAACTTATTACTGAAGCGGGTTTGAGCGGTCAGGCTTGGGCTAAAGCGTTTATTATTGGTGGGCAAGAATACGGTAGTTATACTGCTGGTTTACAGGATTCTTTAAATAGTAATCTTGCGAGCGATGCTCAAACAAACGCAGATAATCAAAAAAAAGCGGATGCGATTAAGCAAGCAAAAACTAATCTTCAAGGTGTGTTGGATGGTTTGAAGGCTGTTGCTTTGGCTACTCGCACTATTGGGCAAAATGAGCAAGCGGTAGTTGACCAATTAGCAAATATTAAAGCAAGCGTTAAATCTTTGTATGATGCTGGCGGTATTACTAAAGCGATTTATGACCAAGACCTTGCTTTTATTGCGGCTCAGGGTAAGTCTTTGGCTTTGATTCAGCAGAAGCGTGATGAGATTCAGGCTACGATTGCTCAGGCTCGCGACTATATTAAATCTACAAGTCAAAGCATTATGGCTGAGGCTGATGTTACGAAAATGGGTAGCACTTCGGCTGATATTACGGCGAATATGCAATCTATGTTGGCTCGCGTTTTTGAGTTTCGTTCTAATCTTTCTAAATTGAAAGATATGGGTTTAGATACTGGTGTGCTTCAAGAGTTGTTGAACGCTGGTTCTGAGGCTGGTGGTGCTACGGCTAAAACTTTGGTTGCTGGCGGTCAGTCGTTTATTGATTCGTTGAATGGTCAGTTTGCTGGTTTGAAGGATTTGTCTAATACTACGGCTGAGATGATGGGTCAGGTTATGTATGGCACTGGCGTTGATTCTACTGATGGTTTGATTAAGGGTTTGCGTTCTAAGGATGCTGAGTTGTTTAAACAGGCTCAGGGTTTGGGCAAGATTATTCAGGATGGTGTTTTGAATCCTACTAAGCAGGGTGGCTATAAGAATTCTGCATCTCAGATTATGTCTGGTGTTAGTAAAGTTTTGGCTACGCCTACTTCTGGTCAGTCTAGTTATTCTGATGCAACTAATCCTTATAGTGTGACAAATAATTTCACGGTGGTTGGCAGTCAAGACCCTGTTACTACTTCAGAAATTTTGTTCCAAAGGTTTAATGCTGGATTTATTGGAGGCACACAATAGTGGCTACTACAGTAAATTTTAATGGATTGACTTTTAGTTCTGATTTTTCTGCTACTTATAAATTACAAAATTTAGATGGCTGGTATTCCGCTCCACCTGTTCGCCCTGTTTTAACTGAGCGACCTAACGCTGACGGTTCATTTAATACTGGCAAGGTTTATAGAAGTAATCGTGTTATTACTTTGACTGGTTGGGTTGTTTCTGCGTCTTCTACTGAAGCGATTGCTACGATGTGGCGTGGTTTTACTTCCACGATGTCTGACGGTCAACCTTTTGTTTTAACTGTTACTGATGATGTAAATACTTTGTATGCAACTGTTGTTTTGAATTCTACTCCTGAAGTCAAACCGATTCGTGCTACGGCTGCTCAGGTCACTGTTCAATTTGTGGCTGTTGACCCGATTAAGTATGATGCTTCTGCTTTGACTACTGTTGCTTTTCCTTATGGTGTTGGTGGTATGCAATTTAATTTGTTTACACCGTCAGGCACTATTGGTTTTACTTCTACTGGAACTACAGGTCGCGGAACTATTACTAATAATGGAACTGCACCTGTTTATCCTTCGTTTACTGTTATTGGTCCTGTTGACCAAGGTTTCAATATTGTGAATTCTGATACTGGTGCAACTATTTCGTGTGCTATTACTTTGAACGCGGGTGATGTTGTTACGGTGAATCAGCGAACTGGCAGGTTGATTTACAATGGTGTTACCGATATAACTAACTATTTAGTTTCTGCGGGTTTTTTCAATGTTCCGCCTCAGACTACAACTAATATTGTTGTGTCTAGTCGTGGGTCTGCCTCACAAGGCACTTTAAACATATCTATGTCTAATGGATATTGGTAATAGGAGATAATAAATGGCTACTTCAGTTTCAATTAACTATGGGTTGTATGTTTACGGTAACAACGCTGGTTTAACTACCCCCACTCACGCTCGTCAGGCGATGGCAGGTATGTTGTATAGACCTGATGCGTTGACTGCTCGTTCGGGTATTTTGTTTGGTGGAAGCAATACTTCTTTGTTTGTTGCGGGAACTGCTTCTATGACGGTGACTGTTACTTCTGGGTCTGCGGTTATTACGCGTTCTGCCGCTAATGGTTCATATATTTTAACTAATCCTTCTACTGTTACTTTGGATGTTGCTACTTGGGCTGGTGCGAGAACTGACCTTATCTATATTCAACATAAGGATTATGCACTTGATGGTGCTGACGGTGCTTTGATTGCGATTGCGACTGGTAGCACTGGAACTCCTACTACTGCTCCGTCTGTGCCTACTGGTGCGATTGCTTTGGCAACTGTTTATATGCCTTCTACTGTTACTGCTACTAACTCTGGTTCTGTTGTGATTACTCAACTTGCTCCTTATGTTGCTACGGCTGGTGGTATTGTGCCTGTGAGAAATACTACTGAGCGTGATGCTCAGACTTGGAAAATTGGTGATGTTATTTTTAACATTAACGATGTTTTGTATTATCAGTATTCTGGTTCTGCGTGGAGCGTTTTTGCTCCGCCTGTTTATGTTGATGCGGCTTTTCTTTCTGCAACTACAACTGTTTCAACTACCAATGCTTATACCGCAACGGCAACTACTTTACCGTCTGTTCCGTATAGAACAAAAGTTGTAATAACTGGTTCTTACAAATTAGATAACAATTCTGGAAGTTTTGGTGCTTCAAATACTCCTTCTATTTCTTGCACCAACGCAACAACTACTTCTGGTTTAGTTCAAGACAGCCCAACTTTGTATCAATCAAATGAAGGTGTAGTGAAATCTTTGACAATGAATGGTTACGCTATTATTCCTGCAAACACCACGGCTGTTGTTTCTGTAACTTCTGGAAACATTGTTTCAACTGGTTCTACTACTTATACTTATAGACTCAGCCTTGCCTTGACGCGTGTAGCCTATTAATGTCACAGTGGGTTTACGGTAATCTGCTTACAGGGCAGATTTTAGGAACACTTCAGGTCACTGAAGGAAATTGGTCTGTTCGTTTAAATCAACCTGATGATATTGTTTGTAAAGTTCCTACTAATGACCCTGATATGCAAGGTTTAAATCTTAAGTCAACTTTGCAAGCGGGTAAAACTTTTATTGCTGTTTTAGAAGGTTCTATTGTTTTATCTGCGGGAATTATTTGGTCAACTACATACGATATGGCTAACCGTAAATTAAGTATTTCTGCATCTGGTTTGCTGTCTTATTTTAATCATCGTCTTGTTTTGCCTTCTACCGCTCAAAATGGTAACGCTGTTTCAGGATTTGATACTTCGTATTCGGGTATTAGTTATGGAAGTATGGCGGTTGCTTTAGTAAATCAAACTACTTCTTGGGTTAACGGTTTTTTGCCTTTAGATTTGCCTTCTTCTGCTGTTGCTGATGCTAACGCTTCACCTTTGACTATCAAGGGAACAGATTTGGCTATTGTTGGCGATGAGTTAAATAAATTGGTTAATCAAAATCTTGGTCCTGATATTCGTTTTAAACCTTATTTCACTGCTACAAGTTCGGGAACTTTTATTCGTTGGACTATGACGGTGGGAACTCCTACTGACCCTTATGTTTATGCTGATACTGCTCAAACTTGGTCTGTAGGTTTGCCTGAATCTACTATTAAAAGTTTAAATATTTTGTCTGACGGTGGCAATCTTGCTAACTATGGTTATAGTGTTGGTGGTTCTCAGTCTGGCAATTTGTATTCCTATAAATCTAATAACACTACTACTTTGTTGGCTGGTTATCCTGTTTTAGAAATTGTTGATTCTGCTCATCAATCTGCTACATCTCAGGCTCAGGTGCAGGGTTTTGCAAATAATTTGACGGCTCAAGGTTTGTCGCCATATGAAACTTGGAGTTTTGAAGTTCAGGCTGACAGAGTTCCTACGGTGGGTTCTTATTATGTTGGCGATTTTATTCGTATAAATGTTGTGCGAGATGAATATATTCCTAAAAATATTTATGTTCAACGCATTGTTTCTTATAGTGGCGATGCGATTGGTAAATTTATTAAGATTGATTGTGTGCCTAAACGATGAGCGATGAAATTCCTATAAAAGTTACTCCTACGGCAACATATCAAAAGTTGGAGCAATTGGAAAAGTCTGTGAACGATAATTTTCATTTGGTTTCGTTGGCTATACAAAAATTGGAGTTAACTCTTGAGCCGTTGGCTGATACTTTTCGTGAATTGAAGATTGACCACGAAGAGCGTATTCGTGAAGTTGAAAAGTCCACGGTGAAAGTTGAAGATTTTTTAGAATTAAAAAAGCGTGTGGCTCGTCTTGAAGAGATGAAGTGGAAACTTATTGGGGCTGGTGCAGGTATTTCCAGTATCATTAGTGCGTTGTTAACTTATTTTATGAAAGGTTGATATGTCTGGTGGATATAAGCCCGCAAAAACTGGGGTGAACGGTGTTATTAATGAGTTTAATAAAATTAAGTCGCGTTTGAATGAGTTAGAGCGACCTAATACTTTGTTGCCTACTTTAAGTGGTGGTAGCACGGTGTATGGTTTGGCTGGATATACAAATTATGTTGCAGGAAATTATTATCATCTTACGCCTACGGCTAAAGCAAATATTTCTACTACTGCTAACACAATTTATATTCATCCTATTGCTATAACTAAAACAACAACTTTTACTAAATTTGGAAGTTATGTTTCAACACCTGGTGGTTCTGGAACTGGTTATGGTGCGATTTATAGTGCTAACGCAAATGGTTCACCAAATGCTAAAATTTATGGTGATTTTGCTTTTGTAAATACTGCAAACGCTGGTTTTCAAGAAATTACTGGTCAAACGATTACTTTGTCTGCTGGTATTTATTGGTTAGCGTTAGTTGCAACAGGGGCTTCTCCGCTTGCTTTTACTTCTGCATCTACTTCTATTTTCTTGCCTTTTATCCCTGCTGTAACAAATTCTTCTACTAATATTCTTGGTTATAGTGCTACTGGATTTGCTGGAACTCTTCCTGCAACTTGGACTAGCACAACTACTATCACTTCAGCCCCAATTGTTTATTTAGGATTGTAAATGCTTGTCACTTCATACGGACCTGAAGGTTTTGACCCTTCTAAGCCAAATAACAATATTGTGAATCAATATGAAATTGAAGACCCTGAACCAACTGAACAAGAAATAGCCCGAAAATCGGCTATAAGCAAGTTAAAGGCTTTAGGGCTTACTGACGGTGAGATTCAGGCTTTAATCGCCTGAAACAGACACACAAGGCTTTTTTGGGGGTGTTTTAGGTTGTTCTTGCTACACTTTGTGCTATGACAGATATTTTGTGGGGCGACCCTAACGCTAAATCCTTCCGCCAAAAGTTTATTCGCCGTGTAATTGTAGGTGATGCCAGAGTTTTTGTTCACATCAGAATTCAACAATATGTTGAAGAATTGTTGACTTATGCTTTGGATAACGGTGTGGAATTTAAGAGAAATGACTTGCCCGATAATGACTACTATCAATCTCGCCCTTTTCCTGTGCTTCTTGACGGTTGGACTGAAGAATCCGAAGATGCTAATGTTCGCTTGGGCTTGGCTTTTCGCATCCCTAGTTTTACATCCGTAGCAGAACAAATCGCTGAATGGGGTTTTACTCAAATTGATGATTGGTTTATTTTTAATCAAAACTTCTTAGATGAAATCAAACCTGATGTTGAGGAAAATGTTTTAGATAGCAACGCTAAGGCTGGTTCGCGTGAATTAAAACTTGGAAGTCGTGGGTTGGATGTAAAGTTTATTAATTTATTTGTGGGCGTGACGGTGGAAGATATGGAATATTTCAGTCAGGATTCTGCTGACGCTGTGAAATATTATCAAACCAGAATGGGTATTGCTGAAACTGGTTATGTTGATTGGGGAACTTGGCAAGCCATTATTCCTAAGTTTCATATTCGTATTGCTTCTGGACACGCTGGACCGAGAGTTAGGGCTTTGCAATCTGCGATGAGATGTTTGGGCTACAATATTCCAACAACTTCGCGTTTTGGTGTTGAAACTTTGCGAGCAGTTCGCGAATTACAAGTTAAACACGGTTTAAGGGTGACTGGTCGTGTAGGATTTGCTGAATGGCAAATTCTGTTTGACCGTGCATAGATAAAAATAGAAAGAGGGAAATTATGGCTCGTATTCGTTCAATCAAGCCTGAAATTAGAACTAGCGAAAAGGTCAATTCTTGGCCCATAGAGTTACGCTATTTTTGGATTTTGTTGTGGGGTTATTGTGATGATTGGGGTAAAGGTCGTTTTAATTATCGTTTGATTAAAGCGGATGCTTTTCCTTTGGATGATTCTATTTCTCTTGAAACTATTCAAGATTGGATGGAGCATTTAATTGCTGACGGTGTGATTCACAAGTATGAGGTTTTGGGTAATCCTTATTTTAAGATTTCTAACTGGGCGGAACATCAACGACCTTCTCATCCTGCTAAGAGCGTTATTCCTGACCATATTTTTTGCTCTGAAGAAAGTTGCGGCAATCTTCCGCAGATTTCAGAAATCCGCTCCCCTGAGCAGAGAGCAGAGAGCAGAGAGCAGAGAGCAGAGAGCAGTAGAGCAGACGCTTTTCCTGCGGAAAATTTTGATGAAGCCTTTGACAAGTTTTGGGAATTCTATCCTCGTAAAACTGGAAAGAAGCCAGCACGGTTATCTTTTGAGAAGGCTTTAAAAAGAGCCACGGTAGATGACATTTTGGAGGGTGCTAGACGCTATGGCACTGACGCTAATTTGCCTGAAGAACAATTTATTCCGCATCCTACAACTTGGTTAAATCAAGATAGATGGACTGATGGACCTCTGCCTTTGCGTTATGGTAAATCAAATAATGCGAAAAAGATTTTAGAAGCAACTCAAGGTCTAATGAGCGGGGAGATGAAAGAAATTGGACATTAAAGAAACTGGCATTTTGTTGGCAAAGATTTCTTTGGTGGATAACCGTGAGGCTTCAGCAGAAACAATACTTGCGTGGCAAGAGATTTTGGTTAATACTGATTTTGAAGATGCTTTGCAAGCGTTATTGGAACATCACCGTGAATCAACTGAATATGTAAAACCTGCTCATATTGTGCAAGGGGCTAAAAGAATAAAAATTGAGAGAAAAAAGAGGGCTATTGGAAATGAATCCTGAAACAGCAGTGCTTGGTGCGTTATTACTGGATAACAAGATTTTTGATGAGATTAGTTTAACGCCAGAAGATTTTTATGATATTCGTTTAGGTAATCTTTTCGGATTGATGCGTTCGTTGTATTTGGAATCTAAGCCTGTGGATGTTATCACGGTGGCTAATGACCTTCGTTTTTCAAAAGTGAAACTTACAGTTGTTGAACTTCACGAATTTGTTGCTGGTGTTCCTTCTGCCACGGCTGGAAGTTATTATGCCCGCCAAATTGGTGAACAGTCTGTGCGTAGAAGATTGGCGATTGCTGGTCAGCAGATTATTGATAAAGCGAAGCAAAACGAAAATTTTGATTCTCTTGCAGATTCTTGCCGTGCTGATGTTGATTCTGCTTTGGGTATCGCTAAGTCAAAGATTAGTTTTGTTGGTGAAGAGATTCACGAAACTTTTGAAGCGTTGAATGAGAAAACTGACACGATACCTGCACCGTGGACTTTGTTGACTAAAGCAATTGGTGGTTTTAGAAAAGGTGCTTTATATACGATTGGTGCTAGACCGGGTAAGGGTAAAACTAGCGTTGGTTTGGGTATTGCGTTGGAGATGGCTAAACACGGTTTGGTTGCATTTTCTAGCCTTGAAATGAGTCGTAGAGAGATTCACAAAAGAATTATTTCTAATGTTGCGATGATTCCTATGGATAGGGTTATGAACAACAATTTGAGTGATATGGATTGGGAAAAGACGGTTGATGCTAGAAGCCTTCTAAGACCTCAAATAGCGATTGATGATAGAGGTGGTGTTTCTGTCAACGATATTAGAACTCACGCCCGCTCTGTGTCGCGTGAAGGTAAATTGGTGGGGATTGTTGTTGATTACCTTCAGTTGATTACTTCTAAAGATTCCAGACCTAGACACGAAATTGTTGCAGAGTTTTCACGGCAACTTAAACTTTTGGCTCGCGATTTGAATGTGCCTGTGATTATGCTTTCTCAGTTGAATCGCCAGTCTGAAGTCAGAACAGATAAAAGACCGTCTTTGGCGGATTTGCGTGAATCTGGAGCAATTGAACAAGATTCTGATGTGGTTATCTTGCTACATCAGGAAGATGAAACTATGATTATGGACATAGCAAAAAATCGTCACGGTGCTTCTGCAACTATTTTATTAGGTTGGCAGGGTGCTTACGCCAAGGTTATTGAATAGAGAGGTTTTAAAATGCACGATTTGATTGAGGTAGCAACGCTTACTGGTTTGATTGCGGAACACGATGCTCAGGCATCTAAGTTGCGTGAGCAGAGAGCGGAGATTGCTTTGAATTTGTATAAGTCTGGAGTGATTCAGAATTACAAGGATTTGTCTGACCCGATGGATATGACTTCTATTGGTGTTTACAAGGCTTTGATTAAAGCAAACGGTGGTCCTTTGACCAGTGAGTGATTTCTCTCAACCTACTCTAAGTGTTGAGGGTTCTCGCTTACTTGAAGAACTAAGCAAACAGGCTAATGACCTGAGTGTGTTGTGTCAGCAAGACCCAATTTTGTGGGATGCTGAAACTGAGTCTGATGCGTTTGAAGCAAAGCAAGGCTGTAACGGTAAACCTGCTACTGATGATTCTGAGGGTTTTCCGCCGTGTCCTATCAAGGATTTATGCTACAAAACAGGGGTTGCTGTTAATGCGATTTGTGGGGTTTGGGGAGGACACGATTTTGATAAAGGTCCAAAACGAAGAACACGGTTGTAATTCTGTGCTATCATTTTGATACCAAGGTTTCCTTTGGTTTATGCACCTCTTCGGTTGGTGCGGGTCGCTATCGTTCCCCCTCACGGTAGCGACCCTTTTTATTTAAAAAGATTTTGGTGTTTTTGTGCAGAAACACTTGTTTTGTCGTTGTATGTCGCTATACTGGAGATGTAGGGAGGAGAACAAATGGACAAAGCATTGGAAGCCAAAGAGTTCAAAATTCTTGCTGTTTATGCGTCTGACGGCGTAGAGATTGAACTGGAATATTCGGAATGGAATATTCAAGGTGTTCGTCAGGCTTACGGCAACGGAGTGTTTGCAAAATATTCAGTTGTAAAAAAGAAGGAGAAATAATGGACAAATTAGTAATTTCCGATTCGCTAGGCAAGCATTTTCAAATTAGTGCAGGTAACGCGATAGTCAAAATATCTAACAAACAATTCGCGGAACTATCAGAACAGATATTTGAATACTGGCGAATCTCGCTTGAGCAGGTGGCAGAACAGTCAAGTGCTGAAGATGTCGTAGCACACTTCAACAAACTCAAAGAGGGTGAGGAGTAAAAAGTCTGATGGAAAACAGAATTAGTGAAAAACAGTTAAGGCTTTTAAGAAAACTAGAGAAAGAAAAATATGCACCAAATTTGATTGCGGAGTTGGACAAGTTTTTTGCAATTGATTTGAGTAGCCAAGGTGCGAGCAATCTTATTGAAAAATTTCTAAAAGCACCCAAGAAAAGTGAAAGCCTAGAATACAAAGCCGAACTTGCGGAAAAAGCAAAACAAGCAAAAGAGCGAGCCGAACTAGCAGAGCAAGCCAAACAAGCCGAAATTGAAAATTGTTTAGACTGCAAGCGAGGACATCAAATTCCACATTTCAATTGTAGTTTTCCAAACAGAATAGGACACGGTAAGCATTGCAGTGCTGACTTGTGTTTCTAGTTAGAAAAAAGAAAGGTAACGAAAAATGACAGACAAAATTACAAAAACTCAAATCGCTAAGGCTGACAAAATTTTCCGCGACTGGTGGAAAAAGACAGGTTATGAAGGACACGGCGACCCGCTAGAACTTCGCGAAAACTGGCTTGACTTTTATCACGGTCAATACACTTATCCAGCAGTTTGGATAAACGAATCTTGGGGTGGCTATGGCGGTTGGATTGAGCAATTGGATAACAGTTCAGAAGTTACTGAGAAACTGAAGAAAATTGGTTTGTATTATGAGCCTTATTCAAGTTGGTGTCTGACGGTAGCACTAATCTAAAACCGTAAAAATAAATTGCGTGTTTATTGTTGACACGCAATTTATTTCACTATAAGATTGCAACATAAAAGAAGGGAAACAAATGAGGGCAATCAAAGTTGCTGATTCAACTGACCGTGAAAGTTGGTTGAAGGCTAGAGCAGAGGGCATTACCGCTTCTGATGCAGCCAAACTTGCAAAAGCAAGTTCTATAGATTCAATTGTCAAAGCAAAATTTCACAACGATTTTGTTGGTAATCCTGCAACTGAATGGGGATTGCAACGCGAAGAATTTTTGTTGAACTGGGCGGGATTCCCGCAAAACACAAATCTTTACGCTTACGCTGATGAGCCTAGATTTATGGCAACACCTGACGGTATTCTGGTGTCAGAGGTGGATGGCACAATTCAATTGTGTCAAGCGAAAACATCTTCAAAACCTTTAACTTCTATTCCACCGAACTATGCTCGTCAGGTTCAATGGGAAATGATGGTTATGGATGCAGATAGTGTTTGGTTGGTTTGGGAGCAACATCAAGATTTTGTTCCAGTTGATTTAGAACCAATTAAAGTTTTGATTCACCGTGATGAAAAAATTATTGCGGAACTTAAAGAACTTGGCTACCAATTGTTAGCCAGATTAGAAGATGCGAAAGCATTTAGAAGGGAAATGGAAAATGACTGATTTAGCAACTATCTCAGGAAATGTTTCTGAATGGACAGAAAGCCAAAAGGCTCTAATGGAGTTTGCTGGTTTGGTAAAAAAGGTTGGGGAAAAGTATGTTCCTGCTCCTCGCCCAATTATTGAAGCGTTTGCTCAAACCGTGGCAAGAACACAACTTGACCCGATTGCTCGCCAAATTTATTGCATTGAGCGTGGAGGTAAATACACCATCTCAGTTGGTATTGACGGTGCAAGACTTGTTGCTCAACGCACAGGTGAATATGCAGGTCAAAAACCGATTGAGTGGACTGCTGACGGTAAAGAATGGGTTGAGGTGTGGTTAGATGCAGAACCTCCTAAAGCGGCTCGCTGTGGCGTAATGCGTCAGGGCTTTACTGAACCTTTGTATGCTGTCGCTACTTGGTCTGGTTACGCTCCTTATTTCAGTGGCAGACTTTCACCTATGTGGAATCAACACGGTCCTCTGATGTTGGGTAAGTGTGCAGAGATGCTTGCTTTGCGTAAAGCGTTCCCTATGGAACTGTCTGGCATTTATCTTCCTGAAGAAATGGATTCTGCTTCTTCTGGTCCTGTTGCTCCTAGTCGCGATTGGCTTGCTGATGCAAAGAAGTTGGATGATAAGGCTGACCTTGCCAAATTGTTTGCGGAAGCAAAAGAATCTGGTGAATTAACTTCAGCGTTGTCTGCTGAATTTATGAATCTTGCAGGTCAAATGACTAAAGATTCTCGCGTTCAAATTGTTGACGCTGAAATTGTTGAGGAAACTAATGACGGCACAACAAAGACTGAATGAACATCTGATTGCTTGGAATGAAGTTTTAAACAAGCAATGGGCTGTTGCACTGACGGAGGAAGCAAAAGCAAAAGCAGATTTTGAACACGCTTTTGCTTCTTTCAAAGTCGCTGAAAGATTAGTTGACGCTAAGGTTGCATCTGCGTGGGCTGATTCTTTAGCGTTGGCTGATGAAAAGATTTCTAATTTGAATCTTGCTCGTAGAGTTGCAGAAGCCACGGTAGAATCTTTGCGGAAACAGTTAAACTGGTTTGAAGCAAGGGCTGATAGTTTGCGTTCTGAAATTGCTTCAGAGCGTGAAGAAAATAGACTTTCTTCATCTAGCGGATTCACGGTATGATTAGCAAACGGCTAAGAGAACAAGTGTTTAGGCGTGATGGAGATAGATGTGTTGCGTGTGGGAGATGGACTGGACTCACAATTCAACACAGAGTTTCAAGAGGTATGGGTGGTTCAAAATTGTTTGACACCATTCCGTATCTCTTGACTCTTTGCGGGATATGTAATGCTCGCTTAGAGTCAGATTCTAAGTTCGCAGAACTTGGAAGAGTTAACGGATGGAAATTGCATAGAAATCAAAATCCACCTGTTGACCCAACTGCTGTGCCAGTAAATTATTTTGGTCAGTGGTATTTGCTCAAAAAAGACGGAACAAAGGAAAAAATTAAATGGCAACAGGATTAACAACTACCGTTGTTGGCAACATAACTGCTGACCCTGAGTTGAAATACACTTCAAGCAATCTTGCTGTGGTTTCATTCACGGTGGCACACACCCCTCGCAAATATGATTCAGCGACATCAAGTTGGACTGACCTTGAAACTATGTGGATTAAGGTCACTGCTTGGCGAGAGTTCGCTGAGTCTATTGCTCAAACCTTGAAAAAGGGTAATCGCGTTATTGCATCTGGTTCGCTTCTTCAGGAATCGTATGTGAACAAAGACGGTGAAACTAAGGTTTCACTTAAGTTGGAATTGGCTGATATTGGTTTGGCTGTCGCTAAGTCTTCTAAGACTGGCGGGCAGTCTGCTCCAGTTGCTTCTGACCCTTGGGCTGCTTCTCCTCCTGTTTCGGGAGATTCACCTTTCTAACCTTCCTTGTTAGCAGAAAAACCTCACCTTAAAAAGTGGGGTTTTTTTGTTGACACGGTGCTTTATTCCGCTATACTGGAAATGGAGGTGGTGGTTATGGGAAATTGGAAAGTTGACCCAGTTGAGTTGGACAACAAGATTTCTGAGGCTTATGAACTGCTTTGGAGTAAAAGACTTCACTTGGATTTGATTGCTCGCGATATCAAGAATTTCCAAGTTTATGCAGATAAAGGGCTTGTTTATTATGTAAATCAACTTGAGAAGTTGAAAAAAGATTATGAAATCGCTTTGGAAGACAAAAATGCGGTTTTGCAGGTCGTCAAGGACTTGGATGCTCAGTATGAGGGCTGGAATCGTTGTTTTTGGGTTCAGAATTCAAATGGACACATTCACAAGTCAATGGATTGCGTGAGTTGTTATCCGTCAACTCGTTTTGCGTGGTTGCCTGACTGGTCTGACCGTGATGAAATGGAAATTATCAAGGCGGCAGGTGAGAAAGCCTGTTCAATTTGTTATCCAAACGCTCCTAGTGAGTATTTGGCTCGTAAGTCAGTGTTAGAGCCACGCGAGGTGATTGAAGCCCGCGAGAAGCGTGAACAGCAGAAGCGTGAGAAGGCTGAGAAGGCTGAGAAATCTGGAATCAAGAATCCTGACGGTTCTGTTCTTCGTGTGAATGTCAACGGTGGCAAGTGGGATGAAGTTATCAAATCTGAGCGTTCTGCTTCTATTATGGCGGTTGATGTGATGATGGCTTTGAAGTTGTATGAGGTTGACCCTGAAAACAATCAGTATCAGGCTCGTAAGCCTTTTGAGTTGATTGCTTTGGAGCAGTTGCTTGAGGCTTTGGCTTTCAAACACGGTGTGAGCGTTGAGGAAGAGCGTGAGGCTGTGAAGGTCAAGGTTGAGAAAAAGGTTGCTAACTATCTCAGAGAGATGGCTCAGTGGAAAAAAGATAGACCAGAACTGTTTTAGTGCGTTATACTGGAAGTGGAGGAGGTGATTGAATGAAGGTAGCAAATGTTCCTGTGAAACACGGACCACAAATATCTGAGCAGGAATGGATAGTTGAAATCGGAAAACAACTTGTGAACTACAAGAAGCACTTGGCTGTGCTGTATTACCACAGTGGTTATGAGATTGATTTTGCGGTAAAACTACTCCAGCAGTTCGGTGCTGAAAAGAAACAGTAGCGAATGTGTTTGACAATTCAATGTAATTCGGTAAACTAAAGGTAGAGGAGGTAACAAATGGAAAAACAGATTCCAGAAGTGGGAGCAATTCTTTATTCAAGTTGGGGCTACGACCAGACCAATATTGAGTTTTTTAAGGTTGTCAAAGTTTCAGAAAAATCCGTTTGGATTCAACAGTTGAAAAACAAAATTGTTGAGCAGGTCGGATTTATGTCTGAGCAAGTTGTTCCTAGTGAAGAATTCGTCAAGGGTGGTTGGGTAAAAGCACCTGACGGTGTTGGTCAGGTTTATGACCCTGATTACATCGCTCCACCTGAGCGTAAACTGTGGAGCAAGCACGGCGGTATCAGCCTTAGTTCGTTCCAGAGTGCTTGGCTTTGGGATGGCAAGCCAAAGTATGCAAGTCATTACGCTTGAGAAGGGAAAAACCTTTGGCAGATAAACCGCGTGTCTGTGGCTATTGCTACACTCAAACACACGAATTATGCAGACCAGTTATTACTTGGTATGACAAACAATGGTTTTGCAATTGCGATTGCAATAAACAAAAACAAACAGAGGAGAAATAAATGAAAGACCAATCTTTAGAGAATTTAAGAGTTCTGTTAAGAGAACTGCGAGCAGATGTTGAAAAACTTGCGGCAGAAGTTAAAGAGTTAGACATTGAAAACATTTTGGAAAAGGCTGAAGCGGTCAGTTCTAAAGCAAGTGAAATTCGTTCTGCGGTTGAGGGTGACAACAATGCCTAAAGCAAGAACCTCAAATCCAGAAACATCTCACGAAGCGGCTGCTTCAGTAAAAAATCTCAACAAAACAAAATTGTTTGTGTTGAAGGCTCTTTCAAAGCCACGGCACGACAACGCGATGGTTCTTATTTATCGTTCGTTTGCAACCGCTCCTATGGCTTCTGACCAAGGTATCAAGAGTCGCCGTGCAGAATTGGTGGCTGAGGGCTTTGTGGAAGATTCTGGGAAGCGTGTAATTTTACCGTCAGGTCGTAAATCTATTGTTTGGAGGAAAGTTGTCTAATTTTCGTAGAGCGTCAAATTTGCCTTTAGCGTTATTTACTTTGATTGGTGCGACTAGCACATTTGGTGCGTATCAGCACGGTAATTCTATGTTGCCTAGTTTTGCGTTTTTCACATTTAATGCTATTTTGTTATCATTCAACATTGGTGCTTTTATGGAACACCAGCGTATAACTAGAGGAGGAAATAATGTTTAGAAAAAAACCAGATAACATCTCCAAGGCTCACTGGGAAGGTAAGTGTGATTCTTGCGTTGACTGTCAGAATGTTTTAGTCAAGATATTGCTTGACGGTGCTAAACAGGCAGAACAAGAAGAGCAAGACAGAATCATTCGTTTGACATCACTGGCTTTGGTAAAGCACCTTGAAAAGAAATCAACTTTGTCAGATGCTTTTATAGATTTGCTCACGGCAATAAATAAAAATCATCCACAAGTTTTAAAAGCAGTTGCGAACGCTTCATTAGGAGATGAAAAGAATGGCTAAAAATAAAACATACGATTGGTTTGTTTCAAAATATGAGGCTCTTGGTTATCCTTCGCTAACTCAATTTGCTGAAGCAATAAAAATGCCTAAATCAAGTTTGAGCAGATACTTTAATCGTCAACGCCAAATTCCATCCAACACGGTGGGAAAACTGTGCAAGGCACTCAAAGTATCGCCTGAAGAACTATTAAAGGCTATTGGGGCTATCAAGTGAGTAAATCCACGGTCAGTCAAATCATTGACTTTGTTCAATTCAAAATAAATTCGCATTGGGGCTGTCGCGGAAGTAAATATTGTCCTCAATGCAATATGTATCGCGAAATTTTAGATTTTGTGTATTTTGGAAATGTTGTTGACACAAAATATGCAAGTCTTTTAGACCAGAAAGAACCAAGTGAATAAAGAACTAAAATTGTTGATTGTCAGTTTGGCTTTATTGTTGTTCACAATTATTTATTTCTTTTTGCCAAACAATTCTGATTGCGAAACTGTTGGATATCAGAATCCTCACGGTAACGGCTCTGCCTTAATTTGCTCAGGTAAAGTGATTCAAGAATGGAAAAATCAATGACTGAAAAATATGATTGCGGGTGTCCTTGGTGTTTCAATGACCCTAAAATGCCTTGTAATACCTGTGCAGAAGCCTGTATGTCGTGTCAAGATGTTTTCACGCTAGAAGGTTTTAGACTTGAAGAATGAAGATTCCTAAGTCCATCAAAATTGGGGCAGAACGCTACACGATTGTAGAACGCTCTGTTTTAGAAGATGGAATGTTAAATGACGGCTGTTATGGCTACACGCTTGCGTCAGGCAATCTTATTATTTTGCAACGCGACATTCCGATAACAAAAAAACAAGTCACAGTTTTACACGAAATACTTCACTCTATTCGTATGACCACTGACGGACTGAATAGACCAAGAAGGGAGGATGAATACGAAGATTGGGAGCATCACTTTATTGGAATGTGGGATAATGGGCTTCTAGCAGTTTTAAAAGAAAACCCAGAACTAACGGAATGGTTGACTAATGACTTTCTTTAATAAAAAATTTGTTGTTGCTTTATCTGCAATTTTACTTTTGGTAAGTTGCTCTGCATCTGCTCACGGTGAATTACAAAAATCAAAAATTGTTTTATCTGATGTAAAACATTTGTCTTTTAATGAACAATTAAGAACAAGACACAATCAATCAACGATGATTCATATCATCAAATATTTAGAATCTCGCGTAAATCGCACTCCATATGTTTTTTCAGGTGTTTCAACTCACGGTTGGGATTGTTCTGGAATGGTTGTATGGACTTATCAAAAGTTTGGTATTGAACTTCCTCATTCTGCAAACGCTCAGGCTCATCTTGGTTATCGTGTTCACACTCCACGGTTAGGCGATGTAGTTGTTTTTGCTTATCAAGGTTCAAAAAGTTTTTACCATTCAGGTATCTATGTTGGAAATAACAAAGTTTTAAATGCAAATAGTTATTATCGGACCACGGTAATTGAATCATTGAATGACTACAAAAATAGTCAAGTTAGGTTTGTGAGAATTGTTAATACAACTCCTTAATCGTAAAAATCGTTTAGGTTTTATCCTTGTTGCAGTAATTTTTATTTTTATTTTTGCGTTTGCTGTTGCTTACTTTACGCGACCTGCAAGCCCTTATGATTGCTGGTCGCATTACACTACAGAAGATTCAGCGATTGCGAACTGCGAGAATCACGGCTAAATAAATTTACCTCCTCACTATAAACTGCTATACTGGTTATGTGGGAGAGAGGAGGTGAAAATATGAAGATTGATTATCAGGCAGTTTTTGAGGAGGCTCAAGTAGCCGCTCAAAAAGCGTTCGTTGATGCTCAACCAGTTCCAATGGTTGTGGGTTCGCCATCATCTCCTTTAGGAAATGATGTTGACCCTTCCAAGGAAATGTGGTTTGTGGCTGACGGTGTTTGTGGTTTTGCGTGGGTCAACTTTGGAGATGGTCGTGGTGCGTTACCGCGATGGCTTCGTTCCAAGAAGTTGGGTTACAAAGACTACTACGGTGGTTGGTCAGTTTGGTCAAGTGAATTCTTGCCGAATGACCGTAGCCAGTCAATGCAACGAAAAGAAGCCGCGATGAAAGCCGTAGTTGGCGTTTATCGTAAATACGGTTTCAATGATGTTGGTTATAGGTCGCGTATGGACTAAACATCATTCCCCAGACTCCCCACAAGAAGTGGGGGGTCTTTTTTATCGGTGTGTTTTTTTATTTTTAAAAAAAATGTTTGCGACCATAGATGTATGACTGCGAAACAAATAAAACAATTATCTAAACTTGCTGTGATTGCTTTAATCGCGGGATGGATGAGTTTAGGTTTTGTTGTATCTGCTTCAGCAGAATCAGTATCAGGTTTGACGGTAGAAGTTTATGTTTATGATTCTTCTTCAACACCTGACCACGAAGCAAAATATGATTTGTGTTCAACGATTACCGATACAGCGTGGACTTCTGTTGATTCAATTAACGCTAATTTTGACGCTGAATATGGTGGCATAGTTGCAGGATGTCGCGGAGATTTTGTTTTACTTCACTATTCAGGTTACATAACTTGGGATAAAACTGAAACGGCAACGCTAATGGCAATGGCTGATGATGGTTTTTATATGACACTTGACGGTGAACCTGTAATCAATGATTGGACTTTGAAAGGCTGTAGCGGTTCACAAGTTCAACACGATTTTGTTGCTGGCGTTCCGCAAAAACTTGATGCGTGGTTTTATGAATACGGTGGAGGAGCGTGTAGCACACTTTACTCAATTCAAGACGGTCAATGGATTTCAGTTCCCGCATCCGCTTACACCAAAACTGATGTTCCAGTTATTCCTGTAATTCCATCGTTACCTGCTCCAGTCAATGTGCAAGCAAAATTAATTGATGCAACAACTGTGAACTTAACTTGGGATGCACCTGAATCTTTATATCCAATTGAACATTACGCTGTTTCTTGGACTTATGGAGGTGCTGACGGTTGGGGTATTAGTGCTTCAGATACAAAAGCAACAATTTCTAATTTGCCTGAAAACACTGACATAACTTTCACGGTCAGGTCTGACAATGATTCAATCCCTGTTTATTCACAATTTTCTGATTCAATTCATATTGTTACAGGCACTATTCCTGTCGTTCCGCCAGTTATACCTCCAAAACCGCCTGTAATTGACCCGCCAGTGCCTCAACCGCCAGTAGTTGACCCTATTACACCTGACCCTGCTCCAAAACCTACTGATGAGCCTTCTGTGACTCCTCCTGTTGACCAACCTGTAAGTGACCCTGTTGTTTCAAAGCCTCAACCAAGTTTCACTCAGATTGACCCTGCTCAAATTGATGCGTCAATTTTGACGGTGGCTGAAGTTGCAGAACTTGTATCGGTGGCTAATGAAACTTTAGCGACCAGTGAACAAGGTTCACCTGAATATCAAAAAGCCCTTGACCAATTGTTTGTGGCTGCTCAAGCAGACGATATTCAACTTGACCCTGCTATCGCAAGCATCCCTTTGATTGGAAATGTTGCGGGAGCGTTGACGGATTCTATTAACTTTGTTGGAAATATTGGTGCAGATATTTCTCCAGCAGTTAGAGCAAAAGCAAAAAAGACTTTAGTTTCGGCAGTTATTGTTACTCAAATAGCGACCACTGCCGCCACGGTATCACTTACCACTTCTGCATCAACAACCTCTATTAGAAAGAATAAATAATGACCATAAGCGAATTAGTAATGCGTCAAATAATTGATAGCCTCACGGTAATCATTGTTGTCGCATCTATCTCAATCACTCTAATTACAATTGTTAAAACAATTCGTGGAGGAAAGAAATGAAAAAGTTTTTTTCCGATATCCTTGGACAAATTTGGACTCTTGTAGGTTTGTTTGTTGCGTGGATTGTTTTAGAAGGTTCGGCTAAACAAGTTGTGGGCTGGCTGATTATTGCGTCAACCGTAATTTGGATTGTGTCTTTTTCTATTCGTAACCCTAAAGACTAATTTCGGCGTGTTTTTTGTTGGTTGCAATTTGCTATCTGCGACCATAGAAGAGAACAACTGAAAGGAATATTATGGTTGCTCTAAAAACTTTCTGGCCCGCTCCAGAAAAAACTATTAATGACCACTTTGGCACTTTGTCTGCTCAACGCAAGGCAATGGGTCTTGGTCCTCACCGTGGATTAGATTTTACTGTTCCAGTTGGAACTTCTTTGAAGGCTATTGGTAATGGAACTGTTAGCGATGTTTATCATTCAGAAATTCTTGGATGGGTCATTGAACAGACCGCTTATGTTTTAGTTGACGGTAAGCCAAAGGTTATGCACTTTGCGTATTGTCACTTGGACAAGCAACCTGCTTTGAAGAAGGGCGACAAAGTTAAGGGTGGCGAAGAGATTTGTAAGTCAGGTAATTCTGGTGCATCTTCTGGTCCTCACCTTCACTTTATGGCTGGCGTTGCTGGACACTTGGCTTCAAGTGCTGTTGTTGACCCGCTTCCGCTTATTCAATCTGGTCTAAACGGATTTGAAGTTTAAGGATAATAATGAAAATTTTCGCTGATGTTTTTCGCCGTATGGTCGCGGTCATCATCGCAAGTGTAATGGGAGTTTTGGGTGCTGGCTCAATTCTAGGAATAGAGGTTTGGAAGACTGCGTTGCTGGCTTCAATTACAGGTATTTCTGTAATCGCTGAAGATTTAGCACGGGCTTACCTCAAGGATGGCAAACTAGATACTGCCGAGATTAATGAAGCCTTCGCCAAAATGCCTGATGAAGACAAATAACTTTCCATTTACTAAGAGAATCCCCTAGCAGAAATGTTGGGGGATTTTCCCTTAATGTGCTTGATTTGACGGTGTATTTCGCTATACTGGAAGTGGAAGAGGTGATAACAATGGGGCAAGAAATCTTGTGTAAATGTGGGTGGCAAAAAGAAGAGGTAGAAGTTGACCTTTGCAACGCCTGTATTGAAGATAATTATCCTGAATTGCGTGATTAGGCTGTTTAGTTTGCTATACTGAGAGTGGAGGAGGTAATAAATGAGTGTTTATATCAAAGCCAGACATTTGAAGGTTGGCGACAAACTTATCAACCGTTACTTTGGCGTTGAGAATGTTATTGGTGAAGTCGTAGAGGTTGTCAAAGAGATGCGTCAAAATGCTGGCGTTTATGTTTACCGCCGTCAAGATGGAAGACAGTATGTAATCGTAAAATTGGCTGACGGCAGTAAAAAAGAATATGCTGGTTTGGAAGAAATCCGAATTCAAGAGAGAGAAGAGGGAAACAAATGAAAAAAGCAGATATCAAAATTGGCGAAATTTATGCTGTATCAAATCGCCGTGATGGTTACTGGTATAAATCCGCAAAGGTAGTCAAGTTTGGCG